CTGCACCAAAGCGTTCGAACATACGTTGCTTGGGTAGTTGTCCCCATAAGCATAGTCTGCGTGTGTCATCCTTACTCAACACTCGAGTAATACGCATGGTAGTGTAGGGAATATCGAAACCCTCTGAGTTCCAACCTGACAAGATATCTGCATCTTCGATCAAGTCAAGGAATGTACCAAGCATGTCCTCTTCTCGTTCAAACAAAAAGCAGTTATCGTATTGATTGCAAATCTCTTGTGCAGTTTCCCATGTGTAGCTCTTGGGTGGAACTACCATGGTAACCATCTTGTCCATCCAGTCTAAGTAAACTGAAATAGCAGTAATGGCATTAAATGGATCTTCGGGTTTTGAATAGCCTCTTAGTGGATCAAAGTCCACCTCAATATCGAAAAAGGCTGTTTGTAGTTTAGGGGAATTGGCACCCAAGTAGTTGTCTTCCAAGCAACGGAAGATGGGATTAATATCTGACTCCCATAGTCGCTTGTTACCGTTGACTCGTTGCTCTTTATGAAACTCTTTGCCGTTCTTGGTAGCAAAGCGTGTGACAGGTGTGTCAAAGATTGTGCGATGCTTACCTCGAGCATCGTCGTAATAGAATACGTAGCTTGCTGGATATTCTTTAAATACCCGTTCGCCATTAACACGTTCTACTACATGAATTCGATCGTGTTCGCGATCGAATAGTGCGTCTATATAACTCATTAACTCTCCAATGTGTGTAACTTTGAGCTTACACTTACTCTACATGTTCCTTAAGGGAACGAATCTTAATGCAAGATAAATCTAATTAGACCCACAGCGTCGATGGTAATTAGAAATATATAATTGGCTAGTAAACCAAAACTACCACGAGTCCAGCAGGTCCATGCACTAGCAAAGCATCCTGAGATGAATATACTGTACAATGGAACCACTGGCACTTCAGGTACTGACATAGCAAATATTATAGCACTAATAACGCTACAAGCCCAAGCAAAAACTTCAGCACAGAATCTCAAAGGCCATTCTGTAAAATCTCGCTTGATGTACTGCCAGGTACCTGAAAACAAATCTATCAAAGTGTTTTACCAACAGTTTCAAGAATTGTGTTTAACTCATCATGATCAGCATTGGCTTCACCGAGTTTAGATTTTTGGGCAATCTTGATAGCTTTCTTTAAGATAGCTGGCTTGATTTCCATTTCTTCTGCAATGGCTTTAACTGTGTCATTTAAGCCGGCATTCAAGTCTTCAATTTCTTGAAGTACTGCAATACCTTCATTCATAATTTGGGTTAGTTTTGCTTTTTGCTCATTGCTAAACATGCGATCTGACATTTGAATCTCCTGTGTTGTAATTGAACTAGTATACACTATTTAATTGTTGAAAGCAAGAGAGTTTTGGAAAAGTTGCTCACTTTAAGAACGCATTCCGGGGCACGACTCCCATACGTTCTGGCCCAGCAGCCGGGCGACCCTGAAGTAACAGCATAACTGTCCTAAGGTAGGGTGTTCTTTATTTTTTCTTACCAGATTTCATGTTGGCACACCAGTGATACATTTTGGCACGTTCACCAGAAGCGTTCTTGGCTTTGGATCTTAAACTAGTTACTGAGCCTGAACAACTAGCACCTGCACGTTTTACACGTCCAGGACGGCTCTTGCCTTTGACTTTACCGTCGGCAAAGTTTTCTTTTAAAAATGTATCTGCCAACTGTTTGCACAGTTCGCGTAATTTTGGATTGTTGGTTTCTTCAACGCCGTCTTCTTCTTGCGTGGGATCTTTGTAACCACAGTAGATATTTTGTAAACCAATATCATATGTAGCTATTAAGTCTGCACAGCTTTGACCGTGACGATTATCCATTGGGCGATTGCAAGGACTTAGAGTAGTAACAATCATGCAATCAGAGTTGGCTGTTTCGCAAGCATTAAGTGCTGCACGTTCAGCATGTATACGCAGACCTTCTGAATCTTTGTGGTTAACACCGTAGACTTCTTCGCCTGTGGGTAATATAACACAAGCACCAACCATGCCCCAATGTTCGGGATCTTGTTCTTGGCCATCCAGCACTAACTCGCAACAACGTGCGAGTATGCGATCTAGTTCTTCTTGGGTTTTAGACTGGTGAGAAAGGATTTCGTTTATAATCACTATCGTCGCCTTCTTGTTGTTCTGGCCAAACTGGATATTCGTTCATTCTGGATTTTGTTCGTTGTAATGGCGCATCAAAATGCCAGCTACAGCATTAGCTTCGTTTTCTTCTGTGCTACCAGTTTTGCCACTGGTCAGTTTTAAACGATCTTCTACGCCTTGTTGATAATGCACTAGTTCGTGACCTAGGGTACGTAGTGCATCTTTAGGATGACGACCTTTGGTTACTAGCCATATGGTATTTTGTTCTGGTTCATAACGGCCAAATGTTGTACCATCTGCACCAGGAACACTATTAACTACTTTAATGTATGGTAAATCAGTAAGTCCTAGATGCTCTTTGGCAATAGGCAAAAACTCTTTAATAAAATCGTTTTCGTGCGTTTCATACATTATTTCAAATATCTTTGACTCAGCAAGCATCAACATGTTTTCTAATTGCTCAACGCTTTCGCAATTCCATTTACGTAAGGCTAAGGCTTTACGTGTTGGCTTACCATTAGGCTTCTTCATTGGGCCTTTTACACCGCCCATTCTAGCACAGAATGATTTACGGCGCTTGGCCGCTTTAGAACCTTTTTTAAGTTTGCTAGGTTTTGTTGTCACTGCTGTTTGTAATTTGCTACCGGGATTCTCGCGACGATAACTGGCAACACCTTTTTTATTTAGGCCACCAGTTTTACTTTTGCCTTCTTTACGACGCCAAGCAGCAGATTCAGTGAGTATTTCGTTTATTTTCATCTTAGTTTTTTAATAGCGCCACGTGGACTTACTATACTTTGTTTGTTAACTTTTGCGCCTTCTTCAGACTTTGGACTAGTTAATTCTCTAGTTGCATTTTCGCCGGACATTAACTTTAACGCTAGATTTAATGTTTCTTGGTCAGCATCGGTGTAGGCTGTGACGACCATATTTTCGCCCCATGCACTTGCTTCGTCAACCTCACCAATTTCTCCTGCTGCTCTTGCACGAGCGCCAGCAATAGCTAATCCCATACGATACTGTTGGTATGGGTCAGTGTTTTTAACTTGCGTTAGTGCAGTTGTGTGAGGTAGTGCTCTTGCAACATCGGGTTGCAATGTTCCAGTATCACCTTCACTTAGGAACTCGTGTGCTCTCATTTTGTAGTAGCTCGTAGCATCCAACTGTGTTTACGGTGTGCATCCATGCGTTCTGCTAGGAAGTTACTGAAACCATGTTCGCCTGCTGCTTCAGCAACATCGTACACACGCTTTAGTATTTTAACCATGTTGTCTGAGTCTTGCAGTAATTCAGCAACCATCTGTTCGGCAGGCGCCACTTGTGTTTCATCACTGATCTGACTCAGGACATTAAAGCGGCTATTGCTACTTGGGGCATAGGCACCAGCGGCACGAATCTTTTCTGCAAAGTCATCAATGCTACCTTGCACTTCTTCGTAGATTTTACCAAACAACTCATGTAGTTCAGCAAAGTTAATGCCTTCCACGTTCCAATGATAGAACTGTGCTTTTAGGTAAAATGTATATTCGCTAGCAAATCCAATCTTAGCGGCTTTTTGTAATTCTTCCATTATTTCTTAACGCTTTCTTTTAATTCGTTGACTAAACTATTTAACTTAGTGTTACGTTCGTTCTGTAGTCGAGTCCAATATGATTCTTTAACTGGATGAGTCTTACCATCAAACTCAAAAGAGTCCTTACCTGCTTTAGCAGCATTATCCTGTGCCTTCCACCAAGTACGATCACGCTCTTCGGCACGAGCTCTATCAGCGGCCTGCTTCTTTTCGTTGCGACTGCGTTCTAAATCCTTGGTTGCTCGAGACTTAGCATTGTGACCTTTATCACCCCACATACCTAGGCCAGCTTCTTTAACTGGTTTTTTTGTTTCTTTTTCTTTAGGAGCATCGGCCTTAGGTGCTTCTGGTTTTTTAATAACATGCCCTTGCGAATCTACATTGCCATATGGATTAGCGGCACTACGACCCTGACCGTCAATGATACGATTTGGATTGAGTGTAACACCGCCAGCACTGGCCATTGCTCCAGATAATGCCGCAGCGGCCGCCTTTTGTTTCCAACCTTCGCCTATATTAGTCTCTTCTGGATCACGGAAACGCACTTTAAACTCATGACGGCCATTGCCAGTGTCAATCATCACATTGAACGAACCGTCCTCATTGCGACCCAGGCCGCTTAGTTGTGCGCCTGGATACTTTTTACGAACATAGGCGGCAACGCGATTGTATTCCGCATCTGTTAGCCTTGATACATCCTCTGCTATACCTTGTTGGAGAGCTTTAGCAATCTTTTGGGTAGCTTTTGAGAATACCCAGTTAAAGTCGTTATCACTGAGATGCTCAAGGTTATCTTCAAAAAACTCAGGATCCACTTCATCGATGACATCTACTAAATTCACTGGCGGCAACTTAATAAGTTGTTTAATACTCTTTTTATTTTGTTTAGCATACTGTAGTAATAGTTTAGCTACAGCTTTTGGCAAGGCTCGTTGATCTGGCCACTCAGGAGTAAGCCAACCTTCTGGTAATGGAGCAGGTGGTTGCTTGCGTGACGCCTTGACACCTTTGCGATACGCACGATAGTCGGCATCTTTTTTAAGTTGCTCTGGGCTATTAAATGCTGCATCTAAATCTTTCGTTGCACTTTTAACTACGTTCTTAACTGTAGTTGGCTTTGCTGTAGTGCCTTTAGCACCCAACGGATAATCATCAATGTTCCAACCAGCTGCACCTTTTTGGCTCTTGTCCATTTCTTTAATGCCTTTTTCTTTTTCCAACATATTGATATCGGTTTTGAGATGATCAATGCTTAA